CTCCTCCTTGTGCGGGTGACGAACTTGCTTAAGCCGTCTTGATGAACACCACTTCGTGGTCTGCCGCGATGTCGGCGACCGTGTATGCTCCATCGGTAAGCGAAATGACGACGCTGTTGTCGAACAGGCTCGTGGGCGTGCCGGTAACGGTGATAACGAGATCTTCGCCGGCTGCCACATAGTTCTTTCCGTCCTTGTCTGCGCTGATTCCCGACCCCGAAACAAGCACGTTTACGACGTACCAGGTCGCCACGGCGATCTTGCTCTGCACCCAAGCGATGGCTGCAGCTTCGGTTGTGAAGGTCTCCGTTCTCAGCCAGTCACCATTCTTCGCCTTGAAGATTTCAAACGAGGTGCTGGTGTTCTGGAATGTGATTGCGTTTCCCTTGGTCTGGACGTTGTCGTTACCGAGAATAGCCTTGACCTTCGGGTAGAAGTAGCATTGGTACTTGCGCACGCCGTTCTTTACGATGGTCTTATAGAACGCAAGTCCGCCGTACGGAGGCGTGTCGTCCTTGTTGTAGACAACCTCACCGCTGTCGACGGCGCATCCATAGATCAACGCCGTAGGCGCGTCTTCCATATCGTCGGTGTCCATGGCGATGTTTCCGCTCATGAATTCATCGATCGATTCGACGACGTCATCGTCGCCGTAGAGCTTGCCGGACGCAAGCTGAACCGTTCTGTTTGCCGACACAAGCGAACCGATGACCGCACCCGAACCGTACGTCGGGAGCGATGCTGCAGGTTCGGTCGCAATCGGCGCGAAGCAAGGGTATTTGCACCCGATTTTTGCCATCCTGTTTAGCCTCCTAAAATTGAATTTGATCTGCGACCCATGCCGCATAAATGTCGGCAGCTGTTTCAGCGCATTGGTCCGCAGTTGCTTCATTTGCTTTTGCGATAAACCCACGGCTTGACATTCTGCCAGCGATTCCATATTCGTTTAAGAACGCCACCAAAGCAGTTCGCTTCGAGCTCCTGCCGTTTGGTCGAGATCCTTCAAACGTAATATATAAGCCTCTTGATCCTTTTACATTCTTTGGGCTCTGCGCCTTTATAGATCGGCTTGTGATTCCAACACTAAAGCCCTTCTCGTCCAGCATTCCTTGCGCATTTTTGACTTGCTCCGAAACAACTATCTCTGCCTGCGCGATGAGGATTCTATCTTGCGTCTCAATTGATGAGGCGGACAAATCCTCGGCAGAGAATTTTCCTGTTGACTGGATTGTTATGGACGCCATCACACCACCTCGATGTATTCAGCCTCGAAGATGATGCGGCGTTCGCTCACGCCATCGCTTTCTCTCGCGCCACTCGCGTCAATCTCAGTTGGATAACTGAATCCGGCCGCAAAAAGCGCGTCTTTGATAGACTTTCTAACCGTTGTGTGATCGAAGGTCATAGGCGCAACGAGATGAAGCGTGATAGAGCATCTTTGATGCCCCGGCGTGTCGTTTGAAAAGTTTGCTGGTTGAAAGTCGACCATCATCACAAAGTATGTGGTCGCCGTTCCCGTATACTTTCCGCTCTCGCAAGGATATCCAGTAAAGGCAATCGCGCTTATGATTCTCGATTCTACGCTCATGCTTTCACCGTCCTTTTAAGCTTGATCTCAAGCCACTTGTGCCGTTTTCTCATGTCGTCGATTGAACCGATCTCCCACGGAACTGGGTCAGAACCTTCGTACACGCGCTGTTTCACGTCGATCAGCGCCGAATATCGAACAGTGATCGTCGCGGTCTCGATGAGATTCAGGCGCATGTTCTCTTCTGCCTCTCTGCCAAACGCGCCGACCCATCTGCACTTAGCTGACAGGACGGTTGTCATGGTTTCGGACGCAACACCGTTCTCGTTGGTCGCTCTGGTTACGGACTTGAATACAACCGGCGTTTTCAGCTCTCCGATAGAAGGCTCGTTCATACAAAAAACACCTTCTTATCATTGAGTAGAATTAGAACGCTTTTTTCTACGCTGTCGGGCAGCTCCTTGTCTCCTCGGTTTTCATACCAGAAGGCAACCAATATCATCATTGCCCTTCGGATCACCCTCGGGAGAACGGTGTATCCCGCCGTGTAGGTGATTTCGATGGGCTTTGCGATGTTTGGGTTAAACGCAGGCAGTTCTTTAAACGAAAGCGTGCCTGCCGCTTCGTTTAGAACATAATTTGACGCGCTCATGGTTTTTTCGACGCCATCGTAGTCCGTGTACTTGACCGATTCAATTGACACGATGGGCTCACGTGGAAGCCGCATCACGTATTGGAACCTTTCCGGATATGCTTTGATGGTCTGCGCCGCCAATGCCCTTCCCGTTTTGCCCTCACAGTATTCACGTGCGTCTTTAATCGCGTCATTGATGTAGGTTTCATCCGATGAATCGATAGGCGTTATGTGCGCCTTGACCTCGGTCAGCGTGAGCAGTTCCGTTGTGGGCAGCACTGATACGACGTAGTCCATATTCAGCTCTCTTTCTTGGCCCCCGTTTTCTTTTTCGGCTTCTGGGGCTCTTGCAGTTTCTGTTCGGGTTTCGGTTCGGATTTCGGCTTCTTAACCGATGGCTCAATCTCCACCGCGTACCCATGAGCAACCAGAATCTTTGCTTCGGATTCTGATACCTCAATAACGTCTCCGGGGCGGATGACTCCACCCGCCCCAGCAGACGTAGTTAGGAACCGAACCTTACTCAAATTGATCCCTCGGCCGGATAAACGACGTTGTTTGCGTCGCTCGTAGTGATGCGGTTGTCCTGAGCCAGAGTTAGGCCGCATGTGATTGCCCCCACCATTGCCACACCTTTCGCGGCAGCGGTGAACAGGTGATTCTTGACAACGTAGGACTTCGCTTCGCTGTCAACGATGCAGGCGCCGGTTGTCGCAAATACATTGCCTTTGATCAGGCCGTACCGACCAGCGGCGAACGTTGCGCTCCCGGAGATTTCGATTCCGGTGTTCGCGCCCTGCACGAAGTTGTCCACCAGCGTCAGACCGTCGGCCTGCCCGGCGAGCACCTCGATAACCGCGTCCGAATACGCGCCCATGAATCTGCACGCTTTGATAGCCAGATCCACACAAGCAGTCGCGAGAATCGCGCCCGTTGCAGCCGTGGTCGACGTAGCAAGGAAGTCGCAGCCGATGAACTCAATACCGTGCTGGCTGGCAATTGTAAACAGATCGCCGCCGGCAGCCGGGGTTTTGAACTCCATGTTGATGAATCGGCATCCCATATAGGACACATCGGCAGAAACCACGTGGTTTCCGATGATCAGAGCTTTGCTTCTCCAATCCATGGAGCCGACGCCGATTACGTCGGTTTTCTGCGCGAGTGCAGTCAGGTCTTCCGTGATCGCGTCGGCTTTCACGAAAATCCTATTCCGGCGAGAGCGGCAGAGAGCGTTTTGAATGCATACTCCCAGCTCAAACCGTCATTCGCATCATTTCCGGCGTTTCCGTCAACATAGAACGTAACGCCGATCGATCCGACACCAGCCGCAATGTCCTCGTAATATCGCGAGGACGGTACGGTGTTGTATCCGTCAGGAAGCATTGTTTCCTCCTATCCGACGTTCAGTTCGCTGTCAATGACATCAGCGCCCTGCGTCACCGGAATTACCCGGTTGTTGTAGCGAATCGCGACTACGTCGTCAATGACAGCGTTCGCGGTTGCGCGTACGATGTCGAAACGGCAGTACCGCTTACCCGGCTTGACGATGTCGAGCACGAGCAGCTTGTTGTCGGCGCTCGTCGCCGTCGCTGTGACGGTAGCGTATAGGGTTTCATACGCTCCATCGGACAGCGCCGCATTGTCGCCCGTATAGGCCTTGAGCGAAACGACAGCGGTATTGGCAACATCACCAAGTGCGGCGATTGCCATGACGCTGTCGCAGTTCTGGAGGTCGAGAATGTCGCCGGACAGAGTATCGTCCGTTCCGGCGGCCTGCGCGACCATCACGCGGTCAATCAAGCCCGCTTTCAGTAGGGATTGCAGCATTTTGTTACCTCGCTTTCTTTAGCCCAGTTTTACGCGGGAAAACGCGTTCGGGCGCACGGGAGCGCCGTCGGTTTCCATACGGCCGATATAGCCGATCTGGTTGTTTCCGGCATACAGCTCAAGCAGCACCTGAATTTCCATCAACAGAGAGTCGACAATCCAGTAGCCGTTTTTGAAGTCGCCAAACAGGCCGACATACTGACCCGTTGTGAAGGTGTTCGGCGCGTACTCAGACATGAGCACGGGTTTCCCGAGCAGAACGTCAGTCGTGTTGAGAACAACGGACGGCTGCCAGATATACTGACCGTCAGAGTCCTTGAGCTTCGCGAGCTGTTTCACGGCGTCGCGGTGGAACAGCCATTTTGCCCCGTTCTGATACTGCGATTTGACGGCAAACTTCGCTTCGATGAGTCCGTCAATTTTGATCTCGGTTGCGGTGTTTCCAGTGGAAACGTCGCGGGATGTCGGGATTCCGTCGTCAGAAGCAACGAATACGCCGAGAGGGCAGTTCGCACCGTTGCCCAGCATATATGCCGTCTCGTAAGCGCCTGAGAAGTACTCAGCAAACTCCCCGCGAACCAGGCCGTCGGAATTCGCAAGGTTTCGGATGAGCGTTTTCGAAATCTTCTCGAGCGCGGTATGCGGGCGCGGTTTGAACTCGCGCATGCCAACCTGCATCGAGGTAGCATCGGGAGCAGTGGAAATTTCCGTCCCCCATGCTCCGCCGGTCATCGCTGCGGTTCTGGTCGGATAACCGAGCGACTGCGCGCCAACCAGTGCCGGCAGAACCGTTGCTTCCTGACGCATGAACGTTGCATCTGCAAGGTCTCGGATCAGCTCGCTCACGAACTCCTGCGGGGCAACAAGGTATCCAGCCTGTGACGGGGTCGCCTGCTGCAAAG